CTACCAAGCCATTGTGGATCAAGATGTGTTTGGCCTGGTGAAAGTAAATACCCCGGTGGTTTATGCTTCATCCACCGGAGGCAGAGTTCCAACTGGGTTACCCGGGCCGAAGGCATACCAATTCCAAACCAGTCAGGATAAGGTGGCTTCGTTTATGGGTTGGTTGAAAGAACAGACAGATGCTGGAATACTGCAGGTCAGTCAGTTCAAACAGTTGGGGCAGGCTGCCAATTCTGCCTGGACAGATAAGTATATCGAGGATACTTATAAACGGGGGGTTACCCGGGCACGGTATGAGTTAGGTAAGGCTGGATTCAAAGTGCCTACGTTAAGTGCTTCCGGAGGGATCCAGGCGAGCATGAATACGCCGTTTCACATGGACCGGGTAGGCTTATTATATAGTCGAACTTTTCAAGAGTTAAAAGGCGTTACGGCTGCGATGGACAGCCAGGTAAGTAGAATACTCGCTCAGAGCATGGCGGACGGTGATGGGCCACGGGATATGGCTCGTAAGATAGTAAATACAATCCAAGGCCCAACAGGTGAATTAGGCATTACGGATACGTTAGGTCGGTTTATCCCTGCCAAACGCCGGGCCGAAATGATAGCACGTACGGAAGTTATTCGTGCCCATCACGCTGCCAATGTTCAAGAGTATAGAAACTGGGCCGTAGCTGGTGTACGTATCCAGGCGGAATTTACTACGGCCGGAGATGGACGAGTATGTCCAGAATGTGCTGCGTTACAGGGAAAGATTTATACCCTGGATGAAGTAGAGGGTTTGATTCCAAGACATACTCTTTGTCGCTGTATAGCATTACCAACCCTTCCAGAAGGAATGAAGGTGGATAATACCCCGTTGGAAGAGGGGTTTGGCACGGTGGAATGGAAAGGGAATCAGGAATTACAAGCTACCCGGGAGGATTATAATCACATTCATGGAATACGGGGATACGATAATCTAGTTAACTGGGAACAAGATAAGTATTTTGCAGATGGGCGTCTGAATAAAGAAAAGTTGGATTTACTGAACCAGGAAGAAAAGGTTGCAATATTCAGATACACTGGAGGGGAAGATATTAATGAGTACATCCAAGGTGTTTTGGATAAGAGAGTACAGAAAAATGCTGTAGATGAATCCTTTCGTAAGATTTTAAACGATGCTTTGGTTAAATCAGGGAAGTATGAAGGGACAGTATATCGTGGTTCAAGCATACCGGATGTGACAAATCGGTATAAGATAGGAAACATTGTTAAAGAACAGCGATTTGTATCAGCAAGTAAAGAAGAATCTTTTGCAAAAGGCTGGGCAAATTCGACCCAACAGTCTTCTTTACGTAAAGAATTAAAGAATGATGAGGTTATTTTTACCATAAAATCACAAACTGGTGTAGATTTAAACGGTTTAACTTTAATGAATGCAGAAGATGAGGTATTATTTTCACAGAATTCACGGTTTAAAGTTATAACACATACTATTGATAGGCAGGGAGTTCATCTGGTGACTATGGAGGAGATTATACCAACGTTAAAAACAGTTGAGAAAGCAGCAGTCAAGGAAGTTTCAAAAGCAGTGGAATTAAACACACTTGAAGAATACAAAAGTTTCTATAATTCTCGGATATTAGAATTAAGCAACAAAATAGAAAATACAACAGACCCTATTGTGAAACAGCAATTACAGTTTACTCGGAATAATTTTAAGAGATCTTGGAATAAATCGAGGCTTTTTAATTCGGAAGAAACTCAACAAGGTATTGAAAAAGCCATACAGGTATTAAAGGTAAAAGATTTGAGTGAATTACAAAGGTATCTAGGTGGGGATCCAATTCTGGGAATGCTCGTTCAAGGAAAGAATATAGAATATATAACAAATAGGGGTTACTTTATACGAGAATTTTTAGAAGAACAAAAAATGGTTACTATGGATTCATTTATAGTATCCCCACATATTGGAACAAACATGGGTACTGGAACAATGCTATTTACAAATCAGGTACGTCAATTTAGTAAAGATTATAAAACATTATTGGTTCTTGCAGAAAAAAGTACAGGTACTAATGGGTATTATACTTGGGCTCGTTTGGGGTATGAATTTGAAAAAACAAAAAGTGTGGAATACTTACGTAAGTTAAATGATTTAATTGCAGTAAAGCATCCGATAAATGTTAAGGCAGTAAAATCATTGCAAGAATTAATGACTACTCCGGCAGGGCGGGAGTTTTGGAAGACAGAAGGTTTTGAGTTTACGGGAACATTTGATTTAACTGAGAATTCTTTAAGTAGAAAACTTTTGAATAGATATATTCAGGAAAGGGGTAAAATATGACACGTTTAAAAAAGTCAGGTGAAGAAATACCTATCGAAGAAATTGTTGAAACTGGGGTTGATTATAGTGATCAGTTTCAACAATGGGAAAAGGAAGTTAAAACAGTTAGGAGAAGTAAGTAATGGAAACTCAACAAATAGTAGTATATTCTAACCCATCGGCACCATATACCATCCAGACTAAACTGTTAGATGGCAGAAAACATTTGGTTGTACCCGTGGTGATGATGGTCGCAGGAGTCCATGCCGGTTCCCGGGGGCCGTTATTGCATACTGCTTCTGAACTGAGTAAAGCTCCTGCCAGTTGGAACGGGATTCCCGTAATGATTGGGCATCCACAAGTAAATGGTATGGACGTTAGTGCAAATACTCCCGGGGTATTAGAAACAGCAGTTGGGAAGATATTCAACACTCAGATGGTGGGGATTAAGTTAAAAGCTGAGGCATGGCTGGACGAATTGAAGTTACAGGCGGTTTCTCCGGTAGCCCTATCTTACATTAAAGCAAAACACCCGTTAGACGTCTCTACTGGAGCGTTTACTGCAGAAAAAGCAATTGCAGGGGTCTATAATAATAAACGATATAATGCTATAGCATACAATCTGGTTCCAGACCACTTAGCTCTCTTGCCCGGCGAGGTAGGTGCCTGTAGTTGGACTGCTGGTTGTGGCATTCGTAATAACAAGAGTTCCGAAACAAGTAAAGATGAAAACAATGAGATGGATGACGAGGTAATTCTCACACAAAAACAGGAAGCCTACGAGAGTATTCTTGCCTCGGCATTGGTTGATAACAAACAGGGATATCAAGCCATGCTGGAACAAGTACGTGGGCGTTTAGATTCGTTGGACAATGCGATGAGTTATCATATGCTCGATGAGTTATATGATGACTATCTGATCTACCGTGTACGTAGTAAAGTTGGAGACCAGGCCCTGACCTATTTCCAACAGACTTACAAACTTAATGAAGACGACAGCATTGAGTTTACGGGAAACCCGGTACAAGTACGTCGTGAGGTAAAGTATACCAAGATTAGTAATAACAGCGGTGTAAGACGCTCAGTTTTTAATTCAAATAATAGTAACACTATGACTAAAAATGGAAATGAGCCCTGTTGCCCGGAGAAAGTGATTGCCTTGATTAACAATAAGGCATCCAAGTTCGGACCGGAAGATGAGGCTTGGTTATTGACGTTGTCTGCAGATCAGTTGGATAAACTGCAACCTGTGACAGAACCTGTAGTTGCTCCTGTGACTCAGGCTGCTCCGGCTCCGGCCCCGGCACCTGTAGTTCCTGCTCCTGTGGTGAACACGGACGGTTTTATCAAACGTGATTCACTGAAAACCGCCGAGGATTTCCTCAGCATCGTACCATCTGAACTCCAAGATCAGTTCCGTTCTGGTTTGGTTTTACACAAAGAACACCGTACTGAACTGATTCAGTTGATTCTGAACCGGTCAGAACAAGGTGTCTGGACTGAAGCCGAACTGGAAGTACAGGATACCTCAATGCTTGAGAAATTGAGCAAACAGTTTAAAACTCCTGTAAACTATACCGGTCAGGGAGCTGGACGAGTTCCTCAGACGAACGCTGGTCAGAAAGTAGCTCCATTAATGCCTCCGGCAGGTATGTAGTATTAACAATGTAATTTCGAAAGGAAAATAAACAATGGCAAAACACACGATTAAGTTGAAAAACTACGTCAATATTTTCAATGAGTATGTTGCTTCGGCAGCTATTACTCCTGGACATTTGATTGAGCTTTTGTCAACTGGAAAAGTGCAGTCTCACTCCACCGCTGGTGGAAGGGCTGCTAAACTGTTCGCCTTAGAAGACGAACTTCAAGGAAATGGGATTGCTGACGCCTATGTGGCCGATTACCCAGTCCAGTGCTGGTCACCGGTCCCGGGTGATGAAGTAAACGCTCTTCTGAAAAATGGGGAACATGCTTACATCGGATCATTCCTTGAATCCGCCGGAGATGGAACTCTGCAAGTCCATGTGGCTGACAGTGGTTCTGTGACTAACGTAGGCCTGCAAATTGTAGGTGTCGCTATCGAAGAAGTGGATATGACTGATTCGTCAGGTGCAGATCCTACTGGACGTATTGCAATTCGTATTGTTTAACTTAAAGAAAGAAAGGAGGATATACTATGTTACATGTTGATTATATTGGTGAGAATGGTGCTGGATCGGGTCCAGTTGCGAAACTTCTGACACAAGGCAAGATGGATCCGGGGATTCTGCGCCCATTCCTTGACACTGATGAAAACGGGATCGAACGGGCGTACATTACCACGTATTCCAAAGGGGATCGTACGAAACCAGAGAGTTATAAAACCCAACTTGTTACCAATGCTACCCTGAGAAGGGAAGAATGGATGCAGTTGGATGAAGCCTTGGTTCCGATTAGCCGGGAACGGTTAGTTGCTATCCAGGACTTGATTGATAACAATCTGGTCTACAACCTGGCAAACGCAATGGGTACTACGGTACTTGAAACTCAGGACATCGGTGCAGCCATGGAGGCTGTGATGACTATGGATGGTATTACCAGATCGAAGAATGACCGGCCGGAGTTTGGCAGTCATTATCTGCCGATCCCGATCATCCATTCGGATTATGAGATCAATGCTCGGGTTCTTTCTACAAGTAGGAACTTGGGGAACTCTCTGGATGTTACGTCTGCTGAGGAAGCTGGCCGTGCTGTAGCCGAATACCTGGAAGGGTTATTGTTTACTGCAACTGCAAGCATGTATAAGTTTGGCAACGGGGTCATCTACAGTTACATCAACTATCCACAACGGAACCCGGTCATCTTGGCTTCGAAATGGACTAACTCAGGAATGACTGGAAAGTTGATTCTGAAAGATGTAGCTGCTTTGAAAGCCGCCAGTATTGCCGCCAGGCATTATGGACCATGGATGTTGTATATTCCAACGGCATACGAAACGTTGCTGGATGAGGATTACAATGATTACCGTGGAGGTACTATCCGGGCTCGTATTTTGGAGCTTGCAAACATCAAAGGGATCAAAGTTGTTGACAGAATGCCTGCAGATAATATCTTGCTGGTTCAGATGTCCACCGACACTGTCCGTTTGGTTCGTGGTATGGGTCTGCAGAACGTATCCTGGGGTGAAGAAGGAAACTTCGTAACCAAATACAAGGTTCTGACTATTCAGGTTCCTCAGATGAGGTCTGACCAGGAAGGACGTTGTGGGATTACTCATGCAACGTTTACTTCGTAAACAGTTTTAAAATCTAATCCTAATCATGGATTTAATTTTTAAGAAAAATGGCAAGAAGAAATCAAACTAATTCTGGCGAAGGGATAGAACCTTCTAAGGATGCTGATCTGAGAACAGTCACACGTGAGAAACTGTGGTACGTAAAACTTGGTACGGGTTCCTTGCGCATGTTGGGTAAGATAATCAAACCGAATGAACGGTTCCAGGCTTACCCGGAAGAAATTCCTGCTGGATTCAAAGATCTGATCAAATGCTTGGACGATGAAGCAGTTCAGAAATTGACTGCTGCTAAAAACGTCGAATACCATGTGAAAGAAGAGTTGTATGAGTGCGTTGAAAAGAAGAAAGGGGAATGGTGGGTGATTAACGGTGCTTCAAAGAAACCGATTCATGAGAAATTTATGAAACATGAGGCTGCCGTAGCTTTACAAACTTCTTTAAATCGGTAAGCTATGTGGTCAGTTCCTAGAATGTGGGAAAACGAGACCTGTATTATTGTAGGGGGTGGGGCATCTATTCCTCGTCAGTTTGGTGTACCGGAGACGGTAATTGACGAAGTCTTGAAAGGACAAAGAGGTCCGGATGCCTATTCTCCTTACATGGAAAGTATTCATGGGCAACATGTGATTGCGATTAACATTGCGTTTAAGATTGGCCCATGGATAGACTGTTTGTTCTTTGGTGATTCTGGATTTTTCAGCAAATATACGGATCAGATTTTTGCTTGGAAGGGATTACGGGTTACCTGTGGTGAATCCATGGGTGACTATTCCGGGAAGATTAAGGTCTTAGGCCGAGATCGTGCCAAGCATGGTATTTGCTTTAATCCAAATACTGTTTGTTGGAATTTTAACTCCGGGGGAGCAGCAATCAATTTTGCCGTCCATACTGGAGTCAATAGAATTATCCTCCTGGGTTATGATATGAAGTTAGATGAGCAAAAGAATCAACACTTCCATAATTATTACCACGGGAATGTGAAAACAGTTGGTGCTACTATGACAATGCACATGAAAGGATTTCCAGTAATTGCTGAGGCATTGAAAGGCAAGGTAGAGATAATTAATGCCTCCCCAGACAGTGCTTTAACGTGTTTTCCAAAGATGGAGTTTAAAGAAATCAAGTTATGAACGTAGTACGTATAATGGGTGGTTTAGGAAACCAGATATTTCAGTATGCCTTCGGGCAGGCTATGAAGGAACATGGAATAGAAGTATTTTATGACCTTTCTTGGTTCGAAAATCATTCTAAACATGATACCCATCGTACGTTTAATTTGGATAAGTTGGTTTCTGCTATTCCAATATCCTTGTTTACAAAACAGTTGAGTATACACGAACGGGAATACAATCCTTCATTACTTTTTCTGGATGAGCATAACTTTATAGGATACTGGCAGTATCTAGATTACTATGATTCGATTTTACCACGATTAACTGAGACTGTAAAGCTACGGCAAGGCTTTTACACTGAGGACTATTTGATGCTTAGGAACCGTCTGGAAACAGAGGAAACCACATCATTACACGTTCGTAGAGGGGACTATTTAACAACCCCGGGGTTTGCTGTACAGAAATCTGCGTATTACTTTGAAGCAATAGCAAGAACATCGGGAACTTTAGTAATCTTTTCTGACGATTTACCATGGTGTAAAGAATTGTTTAACCAGGAGTATTTTAAACGAGAATTAATCTTTGTTGAATTGAACGAATACCTTTCCTGGGATTTGATGCGTTTATGTTCCAACAATATTATATCGAACAGTAGTTTTTCTATGACCGCGGCAGCATTAAATGAAAACCCAACGAAGAAAGTAATAGCCCCGGCAACTTGGGGCTTAGTAGAGACGACCAGAACGAAAGAAATCAGAAAACATTTACCGAAAGATTGGATATTACTATGAGTCAGTATAAGAAACACGATTTTCGCCCGTTTTTAAACTCAGTATTCATTGAGACCGGGTCTTACGTTGGAGATGGAATTCAAGCAGCCTTGGATTCCGGATTTCAGAAAGTATTTTCCATAGAAATTGTGGATCGGTTTTACCAACATTGTTTAAAACGGTTTGAGCATGACCCCCGGGTGGAATTACGCAGAGGTGATTCTGTAGAAATCCTCCCAATCTTATTAAAATGGAATGTGGTTGAGCCTGCTACGTTTTGGTTGGACGCCCATTACTCCGGAGGAGACACTGCCTGGGGTAGTCAAAGAATTCCGATCTTGAAAGAGTTGGAAATCATTGGGCAGCATGAGATTAAAACTCACACCATACTGATTGATGATATGAGGGCTGTACAACATGGATTTGAAGGGGATGGATGGAACGATATTACGTTGAAGCAGATTGAAGAGGCTATATGGATGATCAACCCATTGTACAGAATTACTTATGAGTTTGGAGTAGAACCGAATGATATATTGATTGCAAAACTTGATTAGTTATGTTAATACCGTTGAAAGATATTATTAAGAAGCACCAAGTACGAATACATGGTGTAATCCACATCGGTGCCCATTGTGGGCAGGAGTATAAGGCATACTTACAGCAGAACGTTAAGTATATGCTGTTTTTCGAACCGGTTAAATCAAACTATAAACGGCTTGTTCAGGTTGTTCCAAACACGAAGTACATACATACGTTTAATGTGGCGTTAGGAAACGAGGTTGGGGTTCGTTCGATGTATGTTGAAACACGGAACGATGGGCAGAGTTGTTCTTTACTCGAGCCAGGTACCCATCTGAAACAGTACCCTGACATTACTTTTGAACAGCAAGAAGATGTAGCAATTATACAACTGGATCGGGTGGATTTCGATCGGAGTAAGTTTGATATGATAAATATTGATGTACAGGGCTTTGAATTGGAGGTGTTTAAAGGGGCTGTGAAAACGCTTCCGTTCATCAATGTCATTTACACTGAGGTAAACTTCGAGGAAGTATATAAAGGTTGTGTGCAGATGAGTGAGTTGGATGAATTTCTGTTACAGTATGGTTTTAAACGAGTAATGCTTGACTCAACCTTACACGGGTGGGGTGATGCAGTATACTTAAAACAATAAGTTATGACGGATCAGATTACAACGGTTGTTTTATGTTTAAGAAGCGGTGGAGATTTCAGTTTCACTGATGTGGAATTGCTTGCACACCATCTGCATAAACAATGGCATGGAACAGGTTCTTTACGGGTCATTTGTATGTTTGATCAGATTGATGAACCGATTGAGTTAATCAACGTAACCTTGATTCCGACGTTAAACAAATCTTGGCCGGGTTGGTGGACGAAGATGAATCTGTTTGATCCAAGAATGGAACAGTATCGTCCGTTTTTATACTTAGATTTGGATACAGCCGTAGTAAACGATCTGGATGGGGTATTACCCCCAACTGGTTGGGAAGATAAATTCATCACGTTAGGTGGATTTTTCAAACCAGATACAACCAATGGATTACAATCTGGCTTGATGTGGTTTCCCAAAAACAATGAGAAGATTACGAAGATTTGGGAAGCTTGGATGAAGAATCCAAACGAGATTATTAAAGGAGTCCATAACCGTGGGGGAGATCAGGGGTTCATTCGTTTGGTTTTGGGTGGGAATGAGCATTACTGGCAGAAGATTACCAATAAGATTACGAGTTTCAAGATAAGTGTTCATGGAAATCGTATTCTAACCGAAGTGCCGAAGTACGTTTCAATTGTTTGTTTCCATGGGCAGCCCAGAATACCAAAAGCAGCCTTACAATATGCTTGGGTACGAGATTACGTTCAACGGCATGAAGTAAAACGTATTGGAAAAGCCCGGGTAACTGTTATAATTCCGTACAAGGAAGATCGGGGATGGTTGCAGGAAGCTATTAATAGTGTACCTCAGGACGTCCAGTTGATTGTATCTCAAGGAAACGGGAACTGGCCGCAGAATTTCAATAAGGTATTGGATCAGGCAGAAGGGGAATTCATTAAGTACCTGCACGATGATGATATGCTTACTGTGAATTGTATTGAGGATTCAATTCATGCTATTGAAAGTCAGGGAGTGGATTTCATACATGGTAAAGCGTTGGAAATTCATACGGCCGATAATTCAGAACATTTATTCGTTCCACGGATTAAGGATGTTACGTTACCTGATCTATTGAAGTTAAATCATATTCATAGTGCTACAACAATGTATCGCAGAAAGATCTTTGAAAAACTTGGTGGATTTGATGAAACTTTACCTGATTCAGAAGAGTATGAGTTTAACTTACGGTGTTTACACGCTGGGTATAAGATTGGATATTGTGATTCCGTTTTAGCTCAGTATCGTAGACATCCAAAACAGCAGTCAGTACTTCTGCATAATCAATTAGCAAAAACAAGTAAGACTATTGCAAACAAGTATCGGTAATGAATATAGATAAATCAAATAGCCCTGTTCTAGTTACTGGAATTGAACGTTCTGGAGCCAGTTTAATAGCACGTATTATTGCTATGTGTGGTGCATTTACTGGTACGACAACTAACATGTGTGAAAACATACGAATTAAACAATATGTGGATGAGTATTATGCACAGTTAGGTGTGGATCCCCGTGGGCAATGGCCTTTACCAAACATTCAAGAGATGATAATACCTACCACCTGGAAAGATGATGTCCAGCATTGTTTAAACATGGAATATTACAAACAATCGCAGTTATGGATGTATAAAAGTCCACGTATTGGGCAGATCTGGCCGGTATGGAATCAGGCTTATCCGAAAGCAAAGTGGATTTTGGTTAGGCGTCGTACGGGGGATGTTTTACAGAGCTGTATGAAGACAGATTTTATGGATGCTTACGGGGATAAAACGATTCAGCAGATGGTTGGTGCTGGAACAGAAAGGGACGGTTGGTTGTGGTGGGTCCATGAGCATGAAAAACTATTTCTGCAGATGATGGAAGCTGAATTGAATCTGAAAGTAATCTGGCCTGAAAGAATGCTGTATGGGAACTTTGAGCAAATCCATGAGATGTTGGATTGGTTGGGTTTACAGTGGAACCCAGGGATTATACAATTACTTGAAACGTTATTACTTAAGAACATAAAACAATGAGAACAAACGCAACCGATGTAAAGCTGATTATGGATAATGTAACAATAGCAGATACTATTGTTGATACTTATATCCTGGCAGCAAATACAACAGTAAATAAAGTCTTAGGTACTGGCACAACTGATCCAATGCTTACAGAAATAGAACGTTGGTTGGCTGCCCATATGATTGCCGTAACTCGAGAACGTCAGGCAAAGAAAGAAGGTGCCGGTGGGGCTTACATTGAGTATGCTGGTGATTTCGGAGCCGGGTTATCTAGTACAGGTTATGGACAAATGGTGTTGATGTTGGACACAACCGGATTGATGGCTGCAACCAGTGGTAAGGCAGCAAGTATTCATGCGGTAAAAACGGAATAAGATGAGTATAGAAAGTTTCATCAAGAAAGTATGTGTTCAAACGGCCGTTTACTGGGGAAATCCAAAATCAAACGGAACCGGAGGAAACACTTATGACACTCCAATTGAAATCAAGTGCCGCTGGGATTATAAAACGAGAATGGTTTTAGGGGCTAACGGTTTACAGATTAATACTGATGTGGATGTATTAGTAACGGTGGATTTGGTATTGGGTGGATTTCTATTTCTAGGAACTTTGGAAGATTTGGATGATTCTAGCATTCCATTAGATTCAGGACAAACGTATCCAACCCCGGATCAGGTGGAAAAAGCGTATGGAATTCTAACGGTTTCAAAAGTTTCAATGATTAAGTCGTTAACTCAGTTTGTAAGAACAGTAAGTTTAAGCACATACAAAGTATAAGATGGCACACGAAACAGTCATATTTGAAGGGGTAGATAAGGTTCTGTCTAATCTGAACAAGGAAATAGCTGCTATAAAACTCCGTACGTTAGGTGGTTTGATAGTAGGTTCTATTATTGTTCGACGGGATATGGAAGTAACTTCTCCGGTAGTGCCTGTTGATTTAGGAAACTTACGAGCCAGTTGGTTTACGGTAACGCGATTGGGTGCGGGAAGTACTACTTCTGCCTTTGTCGGCGAAAATGCCAATCAGTTGGCGTATGACTATACTATATCTATTACTGGAGCACAAACAGATGTAAATTCTGATACTGATCCAGTATTGATTATGGGATTTTCCGCTGGGTATGCTTTATGGGTACATGAGTTGATTGATGGTACGTTTAAACGTCCTGGTGCTGGAGCAAAATTCTTAGAATCAGCTTTGAAGAGAAACAAAAATGCTATTCTTCGAGCAATCGCAGAAAGTGCACAAATACCAAAATAAGATGAATCCAAGTAGTTACGATATTAAGGATATGCTGGAAGCAGAAAGCTCGTTAGGGTTAGTTTTCAATCAGAATCTGTTCATTGGATTAGAATTGGAAGTGCCACATAACGTTGTTACGATTTTTGATACTACTTCCGCTCCTCCGATGCTTACGTATCAACAGGGAGAAAACTACTTCTTTGATGGTATTCAGATTCGAGTAAGAAATAAAGATTACGGAGCTGGATACCTTTTTGCCCATCAGATAATGCTTTCCTTACATGGCCGGGGTCAAGAGACATGGAATGGAACGTTATATTCTGCTATCATTTGTTCAAGTGGGCCTGCTCATCTGGACTGGGATAGCAATAAGAGAGCTCGATTTATTATTAACTTTGAAATTCAGCGTAGATAGCTGAAAGGAGGAAAAAAGATGAGTGGACAAAGCGAAGCGATTTCGAGTATTGGTATAAAGTTTTACCGTTGGTCCGCCAGCTCTAATTGGCAACAGTTAGGGGATATTACTGGTGTTGATGGACCTAAGAAAACCAAAGAAACAATTGACGTCACTCCATTGAACACTGCAGATGGGTATCGTCAGTTTATCAGTGATCTTAAGTCCGGTGGAACAGTAGGCCTTACTATGAATTTCGTACGGGCAATGTATGATTTGCTTGATTTGGATTTTGAAGCAATTGCAACACAGAATTATGCAATTGTTTTTCCGGATACTAAGAGAACCGCGATTGAGTTCGAGGGCTTGGTATTGGAATTGCCTATTACTGGGAACGTAGGTTCTCAGATTACGTCAAATGTAAGTATTCAGGTTAGTGGGAAACCAGTAACCAGTGATGGTTCAAGTGGGGCTTTCCCCGAATAAAAAATGATCCTAATCATGGATTTCTATTTACAAACTAAGAAAATTTAATCAAGATGGTTGAGTATGTTGTTATAAAGGGTGAAAAACTCCCAGTTCGCATAAGTTACTATGCGTTAAAGCATGTACAAGAAGATTTGAAACGAGAGATGGATTTATCAACCCCGGAAGGTTGGGATTTTGAAGTATTGGAATGTCTGTTATTCTATGGTTTGAAACGTGGTCATGAGATGGAGAACAAACCATTTTCTTTCAAGAAAGAGGATATGGAAAACGCGTTGGATCTTTGTTTTACTGAGTTCCTTGATATCATTCCGAAATCTTTCGGTGTGCCCGAAAAACCGCTACCTGTGAGTAATGCAAATAGGAGTGTGAGAAGGAGTACCGAAGGAAAAAAAGAGTCCGCAGCTGGGCAGAAGTAATTCTTAAACTCAATCTGAGTCAGTTATGTGGGATTGCTGTTAGTCGATTTCATATATCTGCGAAAGAATTTTACGAATTGGCTCCGATTGAATTTAACTATGCTGTTGACGATTTCAATACAAGAACGGAAATTGATGCCCATCGGCCATATGAAGTAGCACGGTTTACTCTGCGTCATCTATATAATATTTCAGGTAGGTTTGAAAAATGGTTAACGGAAGATACAGAAGTAGAGATATTTAGTTGGGAGGAAGAAGATATGAAATTGAGAAAACAGCAAGAACAAAGACAGAAGCCGCAACAAACAGCTGCAGAAATACAGGAAATACTGTTCAGGATGTTGAAACCGAAAGCAAAACAATAAAATGAATATAGGTGAACTTGTTGCCAAGATTCGTGCTGACGTAGGTCCTTTGGATACGGGTTTCGATGAAGCGAAGAAAAAAATCGAGGACGCCCAAAAGGCCATGTCTGAAAGCATGTCCAAGTTTGAGAAAAAACTCAATAAGGTTGGTACTACTATGGCATCTGTTGGAAAAAAGATGTCTGTGGCCGTCACCTTGCCAATAGTGGGTGGTATGGCTGCCGCGTTTAAAGCTGCTTCGGATTTGAATGAGAACATTAACAAGACAGATGTAGCATTCAAAGAAAATGCGGAAGAAGTAAAGAAATGGAGCAAAACCACTTTATCTTCGTTTGGTTTGGCTCAGAGTTCTGCGTTGGACGCTGCCTCATTGTATGGAGATATGGGTACCAGTATGGGATTCACCACGGGGAAGGCGGCAAAGATGTCCATGTCCCTGGTGGGTCTTGCTGCAGATTTAGCATCATTCAAAAACATTGGAATTGAACAGGCACAAACTTCCTTATCTGGTATTTTTACTGGGGAAACAGAGTCTTTGAAACGGTTGGGTATTGTAATGACGGAAACCAATCTTAAAGAGTATGCTTTGAAGGAAGGCATTACGAAAAAGATTGAATCTATGACCCAGGCGGAGAAAGTTCAGTTACGGTATAACTATGTGATGAGTGTTACCACTAA